GTTTCCCAGTCACGATCCCGTGGTCAAAATAGGGCGAACTCTGGGCGCACAAGATATAAGCACGCTGATAACCCTGATTTCTCAACAAGGTCTCTATCGATAACATCGTGTGAAACGAATCTCTGGCCTTACACTTCTCCGAATGCATCCACCAATGCACACAAGGCCCTATCGTAAAACAACCCACTATCTCACCGTCTTTCTCAGCAAGATGGGTTGCACCTACTAGATGACTGTGATCGTCAGCTCTAGCAGCCTCAGCAACAGCTAATAGCTGTTCTGGTGTCGTAATTGGCTTAATTTTCATGCAGGCGCTTGACCGTTAGCCTGCGGTGGTCCAGCCTGTTGTGGCGGTTGTGGTGGCATGCCTACGTTAGGTTGACCTTCCAACATTTCCCTAAATTTACGACTGTGTGGGAAGGCATTCATAATATGCCCCATGAATTGCTTAATGAATTCCTGATCAAGACCAACGCCTTGTAGTAAAGGCACTGAATTAGCAAGCTCTGCTAACGTTCTCATAAAGTCGATGACTTGCTGACGAGCCTCTTGGTCATTCACAGCTGCCGTATCATCCGTCTCAATATCAATCAGAATCGCTCTGTTAATATCATCACGAATAAGCTCCATATGTTGCTCAGTCACAGGCTTCCCTGTCACTACGGATAACGTCTTAGCACTGAAATGCTCAGCAATCATTTCACCCGCTAAACGATACACATCCCGGATGAATCGATTGACCTTCTTAACTTGTCGTTCCATCCTCGAATTGGCATAACCCGTTTTAATACGCTGTGCTGTTGCTGTCTCTGATGCCTTACCCATGCCTCGCTGAAGATCTGAATAACCGGTAATTTCAGCGATCTGATCCCTTACAATATTGCGATGTTGCGTTAACGTATTAATCGCACTAATCAAAGGATTGATATCCACAAGATTCATGTGATATGGAAGACCACCATTCTCAGCAAATCCCTGCCAACTATCTATTGGAATCAGATGATTATCATCTTGCCTTAATAAATGCTGTAATGAATCCTGATATTCTGCATTACAAGCACCACGAATTTTAATCGCAGAGAGAATGGCAAAGATTCTGGTCTGAACCTCATCGAGTTCCTGATACAAAGGTTCTGCAATCTGATAATGCGGCACGGGTACCAACTTGTTAGAGGTGACCGTAGCAAACAAAGGCTCTGGGAAAGGATAGAAATTCTCTAAACCCCATGGGTCATCAATGGTCTTAATCACACCATCGTTTTTATCGTAATCAGGTGAAACAAAGATCAGCTTTCGGTTCACCTTGTCAAAAACTTCATACACCTTCGTGCGTTTACCTTGGTACTGAGTGGTCACACCTGGTGCGTCATGTTCTCGTCTTGCAGAAAAACCGAAATGACTGACAGCTCGTCGACCAAAGTTCTTCTTAACCTGCGCCTCTGACATAAAGTGAATGATGTATGCCCACTCGACATCTCTCCAGACCACAGGGTCAGGGTCATAACCAAAGCGATCCCAAGGGACAAACTCAAAATCTATCTCTTCGTAAGAAACTTCCTCTTGATAGTCTCCATAAACAAACGCACCATCTTGATCAACTTCAAATTCTTCTTCCTTGACCTTGTTACCGTTCGCATCACGATAGACGTTCTTAATCTCACCGTTAACCGATGTCTCCTCGACAGAAACCCGTATTTTTTCCCGCTCGCTGTTCGTAAAGTATGGTCGATAGTGAAGCCTTACTTGACCCATGCCAGCGTTAAAGAAATCCAACATCGCTGGTTCCATAACCGAATCAAAGTCATAGGTATCAATGGTGAATTTAATCGCCGCCTGTAAGGTCTCAGCTAAGTTGATCGCACTGATATTATCCGGCCATCTTCGTCTCACTACAGGATCGGGTGTGCGTGGATAAGCCATAGCAACAAACAGCTCACCATTGGCCCAGTGCATGTTGTATTCCACATGATCGGTATAACCTTCCTGTACCCGACCACGGAATCGATTGGTGATCTTCTCACCATTTTTGCGCCAAGTATCAAATTGCTTCTCAGCACGATTGATCTTATCAACCCATTTCATCAATATGCCTCTAGCCTGTCTTTGTCACCACGACCCATATCTATCCAATTCTTCAACGTAAATTCCTTCTTCCTAACCAGTTTCTTGGCATATCGCGTCCAAGGGCGATACATACATCCGTATCTCAATGCATCTGCAGCATGATCCTCTCCACCCTTATAAGCATCTTCAGGGTGATTAGTGTCATGCTGTATTAATGGCAAAGTCCGTATCGTGTTCTTACAGCTCTCCATCACATACAACATCGGTGTGAACTCATCGGTACCGTAATGCTCGCCCTTAAAACGAATACGTATCTGTTGCCAACCCGGCTCCCTGTGTTTATCCGCAGGTAACCAATAAATCCCAAACTTCTTAAACCCCTCAGCAATGCTAGGGCCGTTGTCACAACGAAAGATCTGGTAATCAGCAACACCAGCGTCTACATGTTCTACTTCCCGTGATGCAATCCCAGCGCCAACCTCCTCAGAGGTCATTTCAAGACCCTGGTTGCCATTAATAATACCTTTGGAGCCATACCATTCTCGATATACGATTAACGCCCCTGGCGGGAATCTACGGCCTCCTACTTCGCTGCCATCAGAGACAGCTAACCAAAGCACACAAAACGGTGTTTTTGAGCCCCAATCCAAAGCCCTGAATCTCATCCAGTGCTCAGGCAGTTCAACGTCAGATACGACATGATGATCTGGATTCCACTCTGGGAAAAACTGGCCGAGAGATACTTCCCAATCACCCTCTAACCAAGCCCTAACCAAATCATCCGATCCCACCATCTTTAATCGATCCACATATTCTGGATCGTTATCTAGCAAAATCTTGTTATCTTGTACTTTCGATGGAATGAATATTCGACGATGCTCCACATCCCTTTTTAAAAGCTCTGGAGCTAGAAACGGTGTCATCGGGGGTGATGGATCAATATATCTAGCCTTTACCCATCCATGACCCGGACCACCCGGGTTACCCGTAGATAAAAACCACTTCGACTTAGCCTGTGAACTCCTTAGCCTTGATCGCATCTTGTCGATCGGAGCTGGATCTGCCCAAGTTGGCAACTCATCAAATGCCATCCAAGAATAGGCATGACCAATATACTTGTTGTAATCAGCGTCTCTCTCTAACGCTCTAAATCTAAGCTCAGCACCATCTGGCCATTCAAACTTGCTTTTTCGCTCAAGCCATCTCGCTCCGGTATGTGGATAGATCTCTTGGGCTTCCTGAATAATATCCTCCAGCTGAGGCATCTCCTTCCTAAAGAATATGCCCTTTGCAGCACCTCCCTCCTCACTGTAATGCCTTAAGAAATGTCCAAGTAAGGCGTGAGATTTACCACCTCCTGCTGCACCACCAAAGAAGATATCGTTCACGGGACATGTTAGGAAATGCGTCTGAGGTCCTACTTGTGGTGCCCATATGACGCGCTGTTCCATCATTTATCCTGTTCGATCGCTTCCTTTTGAGGTTCAATAACCTTGGCATGCCATTGATCTAATGACGGCAATGTAGGTACCTGAACGATATTCGTAACTTTCCCTTCTACCTTATGCTCAACATGAGCAATGTCTGGCAAACACTTCTTAAGAAGAATCTCCGCCGACTTAACTTGTGAGTTGTCCATCCGACACTCACGAAGACAATCAATGATCATCTTCCTTAAACTACCCTGATCACCAGACTTACGTTCAATCTCTAAACCAGTGATCTTCTCAAACTTTTCGTAAAGCTTCTTGATCAAACGATTAGCTGCATGCTTCTCTTCATCCAAACCACCATTCACATTCTTACTTAGACGATCTAATACTTTTGCTACTTGGATCCTCTGACGCCATTCCTCAGTCATCGTACGATTTGAATGTGCTAAGGAACCCTTAATAGCCATTAGTGCAAATACTCCGAATAAGCCTCCGAATCCACGTCAAGATGTGTGCGGTAAGATTTCACCTGATCTAACACTGCTAACTCTAAAGGACGTGGCAGATCCTGTTCTTCCAATACATTAACGAGCATCCAGAAAGCCTTCTCCAGCTCATCCTTCATCACAACTTAAATTCAACCGTCAGATTAGGACTTGTCGCACCAGATAACGTCGCCCGATACACAATATTTCCTGGGCTCGTTAACGTCTTATGGAAATTAGCCGTGAAAGAACCATCATCTAAGCTAATTGCCGTGGCCGATTCATTCCTAGCTGATTCCAATTGGATAGTGCCACCACCAAACGTACCATCAGCCATAATCGCAAACGTATTACCACGAACCTGATTAGGCTGGACATTGACCCAATCCGTCGATCCATTAGCTGTCAAAGTGAATAAAGTCGCCACTGTTTCAATTCCTCTTAAATGTTAAAGGGAAGGACATGAGCCCTGACAATCCGTCGTCGGTGAAGGGGCAACCAAAGGGAGAAAGTTACGTCTCACTTACACCAAAAGCTCATGTCCCTCACCAAATCGTGGACATAAAAAAACCGCCACAATAGCGGTCTTCAAAAAATCTGTTATCTATTTAATCCGTTGGAGAATCCGAACAAACTCCTGGAGTTCCTGTAATTAAGAACCCTCCTCCACTGCCACGATTGTCTTCAAGATCACCATCTGGAAACCACATAATGGGTGTTACACCAAATGCATCCGATCCGTCGGCTCCGCCATCTACGGGAACACCGTCTGCATCAAAGAAAGTACGACGATTCGCTTCTACAGTAAGATCAATATAATTACCATGGAACCCAACATGAGCCAAACAACCTTGATAAGGCTCAGATCCAGTATCCTGCCTACAAGCAGTCCACAATCCCGCATCAAAATCTGCACTACCAACTTCAATGATTAGCCCAAACGATTGATCGACATCATTTAAAAACGCATGACAAGCAGATTGTGTCATATCAAATGAAAATAGAAATGTGTTCCAGGCACCCGCAGTGTAATTATCTGTTGTTGCCTGTTGAACAATATTTACGTCTGAGCTGGTTCTTATTTGTATCGCAAGTTTACCAGTGTTATCCAACCTAATTAGAAAACGAGCATTATTTACATGGATAATCCTAGCAAAGCTTAATGCATCAGGTTTGAATGCAAAACAAAACGTCGCCCGAGGGCTATCTCCAGGTATACCCAAGTTAGCAGGTGTTGATTGTCCAAAATTAGAACTGCCGTCCCAATCTGTCGCTGTTGTACTATACCCTCCAGGACATTGAATAACGTTCTTTACAGGTGAATCAACAACATCTCCAACAATACTTCTTACAATATTCGTCATAACTAATCCGTTGGCGACGTTGCGCAGGTACCAGGATCACCGTTCTCTGTAAAGTTTCCACCAGAACCTCGGTTGTTAGAAAAGTCTCCATCTGGTACCCATATGATGGGTTGTGAACCAAAAGCAGTGGATCCATCAGAACCAGCATTCACTGGTTTGTTATCTGAATCAAAGAACTTTCTACGATTCGCCTCTACGGAAAAATCTATAAACGAATCATCAAAACCAAAATGGGCTAAACAACCATTAAACTCCTGCTGCCCATCAGCACGTCTACCTGCATACCAATCTTGGTTCAGATGAATCGTATCAGATAAATCTACATTAAATGTCTGCAATGCATCATTAAGATAACAATGTACTGTTGATGTCGAAGTATTCACTGAAAACAAAAATGTGTGCCAAGTATCTGCCGTTAACGAAAACGGAGAGGTGTTATCCTGTAAGATCTGCATACCACTAGAGTTCTCTAATTGAACAAAAAGCAAATCAGTACCCGTTAACCTAACTTGTGCAAAACTACTAGCATTATTCCAAATACGTTGCTGTCCAGAAGCATGACGATTTATCGCAAACACAACCGTGATTGTATTTGAATCCGTAATCCCTAAGGTCGCAGAAGTGGCGTTATAAAAATCTCCACTACCATCAAAATCAGTCGCTGTCGTTGTATACCCATCATCGCCTAAAATAACATTACGAACAGTACTCACTATCGGATTGGCAATCGTATTAGATATCATAACTAACGACCGTAGATAACGATCACCTCCTTTCCTCTAATAACCCTAACAACGCCCTACGATCTAAAATGCACTCGCTATAAGAACCCGCAGCTTGACCGACAAAGTCAATCAGAACACGTGTCTGCTCATCCCCCGACAAGGTATGTAGGTCTTCAGGTAAATAGGGAAATCTTGGCTCAGGACCAACCTGAGGCACTGGACGCTCAATCTCAGGGATTTCCGGACAACTCAAAGTTGGCGGCACGGGAGATTTGGTTGAGCACCCGAACACCATCAGCAGTAAAATGACATGACCCCGGTACAATCTTTTCACGTGTGACCACCCTTATCTGCTCTCTAATCTCTGGCTTACGATTATTTAATTCCGCAATGATTTCACTATCACGCGCTTGACGTCGGTTAGCTTCTTCAATAAACGCTTGAAATTGCGTTTCACGTTCCTCTTGAGCTTCGGCCATAGCACGTACCAAAGCATTTGCCCTTTCCAACTCAGCATTGCCCTGGAACATCCCCGCCACTTTAAAACCCAATACAGAAGAACCTATAACCAATAACAACCAAAGCCAACGTGCACGTAAAAAACCTAATACAAAACCAATCACGTCAATCGAGCAAACTCAAATGAACCACCACATTTAGGATTACGCGGGCTAAAATCTACCGCCTTACATCCCTGATGATCATTCAAAAATTGATAATCAAAACCAAGCTTGTTAGCACCTATCGCCTTCAAAGTCACTACACCACATGGATCACCATTTTGTGAATCTATCGCCGGAAATCGACCCTCAGGCGCATACAAACTCATCTCTAACTCGCCCTTACGAAAATCTTCATCACCCTGAGCAACATACCAAGCCTGTCCACCATCGAACAGGTAAGTAAACCAATAAACGAGAAGAACTTTGTCCGCGTGTATTATTAATCCATGACCTGGTTGGGACGGGTCGTACCACGTGCCCGTCGTCTGCTTGCTTAGTATCATAACGACTCCTCATATCTGTCTCTCAACATCGCAAATATGAGACGGTCCGCCCTCCTTCCAACTTGTCTATACCATCTCGAATTCTTCATCTCAGTGGCCGCTTCAACATATTTCCTGCCATCAATCGCAGCTCGCATCTTCCTAAACTTAGATAATTTCGTCTTACCTAAGTTAAAGGCCATGTTCGCCAAAACCTCACGGCGTACAGAACTCAATTCTTCAAAATTAGGAAATAGATCATAAGCGTCCATGATCGCTTGATAGGCGTCAGCTCTTAACCACTCAGTGGCTTGAGCTTCACTAATGGTCTTGGTGTAGGACGTTACCCTTTCATTAAGAATGACCGTTCGGCCATAACCAATGGTCCAAACACCTAAACTATCTCGATAGGGATACGGTCTATACCCCTCATCCTGTTTAAGACGTCGCTCCAACCGGGCTAAATTCATTTCCTCTCATCTTCGCGACCCCTA